GGGATTTGGCATAGCCAGCAAGCTGCGCTATATACCCGAAAGCATCACCCTGTCTAAGAGTGTCGAAGGACTCAAACTTGTTAGTATACGACCAATTAGATGCTGACTTGATATCATCAACAGCACCATCAATAACAATATCATAGGTGCCAGTGATGGATGTATCGTCGTCAAGCTGTAGAGTAACCTTTTCGTCTTCTTCATATTGTACTCCTGCCTCCTTGAGTAGTCCCTTAAAGACAGCCTCAACGATGTCTCCAAGCATCATGTTCATTACGAATGTTGTTGGAAAGGGTAACGCCTTCTCTGGTTCATTCTTTTCAAACCAAAGCTGACAAGTTGGCCTACCTACGTTTGACATACGCAGACCAAACTCGTCACGCTTGTTACCCCCACCAAACTGGCGTTGAAGTGCATTCATTACATCTTGACCTACCTGTTTAATGGTATCCTCTGACATAGTGGACTTACCATTAGTAGCATTCTCCATGTACTGATGCACAGCCAGTTCAGCAGGGTGATTCATTACGCTACCTCTTCAACTTCGATATCAACTAAGTCATCGACTACGTCAATATCGTCTTCTTCCATCTTCTCGTTAGCCTTTTCAGTCCAAGCATTGAGAATGTAGGTATTGTAGTTCTCAATCCAAGAAAGAAAGTCACTGAAGGTGTTATGCTCCGTCTCTTCAATGCTCAGTGTATTGTTAAGGTTAAGTGCAACTGTAGGAAGATAAAAACTGTTACCGTTTGGCAATTCACGTTGCATAGTATTGAGAACAATATCATGCTGTACAGGCAGACGTTGCATCTTCGCTAACTTAGTAAAGACACCGCCTATCTCCTTGAATGCATCACGATTGTCAATCTCCCAGATAAATGGATGAACATCCACTTCTACGGAGTCACCTTTTGGTGTAACAGCGTTGATAAGTTCAATCGTCCCAAATACCGCGCGTACCCGCTTAATCTGACGAATTAAGTCCTGCATGGTTTGCGGAAGGGCTTTGAAGTCCTCAATGTACCCAGCCGGTTTACCACAGTTAAACCCTCCGTCATTATCTTTCAGGTCCATGTTCAGGTTATCAGCCATTACAGTCTTAACGTAACGGTTAGGTATATCCCCCATACCTTTGATGAAACGCTTATACATAAAGCGTTGCATATAGGGACGAATTATTGCAGACTCCCCGTAGTAAGTGGGTCCATCTGGAACTTCCAGACGGAATGTGCCAGCCTTTACCAGCACTTTGTCTGAGCCAATAATGGGAGAATGGTTGATGCGCAGACGCGGAAGGCTGCTGCTCTTCTTGTCAGAAACATCTGCCGACATGCCCATAGCCTTCGCCATCATGGCATAGTTGTTAGTATCAATGGTGGTCAATTCCATATTTTATACTCCTTCCTTTGAGTTTTAAAACCATAGTTATATCATGACACATCGTGTGTGTCAAGCCAGTTGGGGCCGATTTTTGCTTCAAGAAGAAGCGGTACATTGAATACTAACCCCCAACGTATAGTAATCAAGTTAGGCAACTCTTCATTAGTCTGGTGTATTATGTTGATAACTCTCCTTTCTTCATCTGGATGAACGTCAATGACGATTGAATCATGCACAGTATTTACCACACATGAATGCATGCCGTCAAGTAGTTTATCAATGTGTAGTAGGGCCAGCGGCACTATGTCTGCCGTAGCAAACGACTGCACAGGATAGTTCTTTATCTGTGTAAAGTGTGACACTCTACCGCTGGACTTACGTACAACATTAGGAAAAGAAAACTCTCTTCCAGAAGGTGTAATAATCCTGCCTGTGTTTATAGCTTCTTTAGCCAGTCGGGAGTGCCAATCGGCCACGCCTTGATATTTCTGCGTGAAGTGCGTGTAGTATTCTGCTTCCGCTGGCGTTCTTCCAAAGCCAGTCGCTCCATATAACGGCGCGAATGTATGCGCTTTCGCATCCTGTCGGCTCGTAGGCTGACCAGCATCGGTAATAACTTTAGAGGTGTATGAGTGTACATCAAATCCAGTAGACACTTCTTCAATTGCAACTCCATCTTGTGATAAGTATGCGGCAGTACGGAACTCTAACTGTGCAAAGTCAGCTTCCATAATCTTACCGTTATTAAACCGTGATACAAACACCTTCTTTACCGGGAATGTACCACCTCTTGGCATGTTCTGCATGTTGGGGTCTGCCCCAGAAAAACGACCAGTGGCCGTGCGATGCTGCAATAAACGGACATGCAGCTTGCCATCACTCTTTGTGTGAGTGCGAATGCCTTCAACAAATGATGACAGGTATGTTTCCACGGCAGACAGGCGTCGAACTTTTGACAAGAACTCCACAGCATCTGTCATATTTTTGACACGTGCTGCTTTCTCCAATGTCTCAAGGTTGCCTTTGCTCGTGCTAAAGCCATTAGCACTAAGCCACTTGGCTGACGGCGGCTTAAAACGTAACCCTGCCCGTGTAGATGTAGGCTTAAAGACATAGCCCTGTGCGTTGCAGTCTTTGCACTTGTGTGGACGACTGAATGGGCTACCATCTTTGCGTGTCTTGTAGGCTTGGCCTGTGCCTTTGCATGTGCTGCACTGCTCTGCTTTTGTTTTGTACAAAAGTTCTGTGCCATACTGCACTATATTATTAAAGTCGGGGCCGTCCATATATGGGTCAATGTTCTGACCCCATTCTGCCTTGTCAATAACCTTGCGACCATATACCACCCAGCCAAGCTGCTCTGGGCTGTTAAGATTGATAGGTGTATCCCCCATCAGTTTCTTAACATGGCTTTGCAAACTATTAATCAGGTCACTACGCTCCTGCTCAAACTCTGATTGCACAGTTTGTAGTGCAGACATGTCTACCTTGAAACCGCGCTGATAGATACGAGCAAGGCACACAGCCACCTGATTGGTCAGGTCAACAGTACCACGTAAGCCACTATCCTCCTTACTGTTTAGCTTGAGCATCTGCCTGTCGGAAAGCTGCTGCGTAGCCTCAAGGTCAGCGATAAGGTACTCAGTCAGTTCGTTGTACGGAATGTCACGGGTGCTAACACCCTTGGCGAAATACTCCTTGAGAGTATCCTGCTTCTTGGTGTCCAGTTCGTAACGCTCCGCACATGCCTCAAGCGATAGCGGCTCCTTCTGCCCACGCTGCATTACATACTCTGCCAGCATCGTATCGTACACAGGGCCATCGTATTTGAACCCACTCTCCCACAGCCACAGCAAGTCGTGTGCTGCGTTGTGGCAGATAAGCACAGCGGCTTCATCCAGCATCATCTGCACACGCTCGTAGTAGTCGTCCTGATTGGGACGGTCAGCGTGGTCAAATGGAAACGTCAGGCACTGGCCTTGGTCTGTGAGCATACCCACCATGACCAGCGTATTATCTGGCTCAAATGGGTCAAGGTGCATCTTACCATCACGCTTGGTAACGGTGTTCTCTACGTCAAGTGTTAGCTTCATGCTGTATACCTCGCTGTCTTGTATTCAAGTTCGCAGTGTATACTTCCATGCCATCCTGTCAACTTATTCTTGACAACATTCAGATGACGCTGGGTATCCTCTTCATCCTGACCCTCAACAGGTGGGTTCTTAGCAATCAGAATCATCAGGTCAGCCTCTGCTGCCTTGCCTGTCCGACTGCCTTCCATCATGCTCTGATTGAGTAGTACCTTGCCCTCTGCCTCTGCAGATAGCTGGGACATATAGAAAATGGCACAGCCATACTCTTTGGCAATCATACGAGCATGAACAGCATTAGCCTTAAGTGCTTCATCAGTACGGGCAAAACCACCTGTCTTGGCAAACTTATCACCCATGTCCAGCAACACGATGTCAGGCTTGTACGACTTACATACAGATTCAACCCATGCCATATCACGGCCAGTAGCATCCTTAATCTTGATGCGTTCCTTAACAGGTGCATACAGGTCACGTGCCGCACTAGGATTGTTCTTTATCTCCTGCATGGTCATCCCGGTAGCCGCCGTAAGATATCGCGCACCCACCCGGTGGTATCCTTCTTCATTACACAGAACAATGCAGTTAGCCCCCTGTGCTGCAAATCCACCGGGAGCAGCAATCAGACTGGCATGGAAGGATGTCTTACCTGTGTTTGGCCGTGCGCCCACTTCAATCAGGTGACCATCGTTCACACCATCCACCTTGCGTGTTAGGCTGGATATATTGAAGGACCACCGTGCCTCAAGGTCAGCCTTGGACATCAGTGTGTCCATGTCGATGTCATCCCACTCAATGTTAAGATTAGGAGTGAAGTCATCTCCATATTGCTCAAGCAAATGCCGTAAAGGCTCAAGGCTACTCTTGCTACCGGACACGTAGTCTACACCAAGACTAGCGATGTCCTCGCCAATCACACGCTGAAATAGCTTGGACAAAACGTCCTGTGCAATGTCAGCACCCATAGGTGGCTCACGCTTTATCTTATCAAATAGGGCGTCAAACCCCTGTTTAGTGGCTGTAGTCATGGTTGGATTATCAGCCATGAACAATGCCTGTACTTCATCGGGTGTTATGTCACGTGAGTAACGCTCCATAGCCCGGTCAAGTGACTGTTTAATTTTACGAGAATCCCTGCTAAACAAGCGGTCAGGACAACGCGCACCACGGTGGTCATTGTAAAACTCCTTGTTCATCAAGGAACGTATCAGTGATAGTTCCATATTATTCTCCTACGTTGGTCAACTTGTCAAAGTCTTCTGGGTTTCGATATTTTAAATCGTCTGTCAGTTTCACTACGCGAACATCATCAACATATGACTGCAGTTCTCTGGCAAACTCAATTGATTTCATCAATGCATCGGGGTCAAGTGCAATGATTGCTGTTGAGAACTGTGTGAGATACCTTTTGTGTTCGTCAAGCAGTGATGTTCCCAACACAGCGACCCCAACGTAGTCATCACCACCTACAACGGCGGCACTCACACAGTCCTCAACAACGACAGCAGTTTTACCACAACCATGAACATATGGCAAGCTGCTTTTTCCATACCGCTTCCACTTTATGGGCGACTTGTCCAATGCACGACCTGTAGCATCCACTATCTGACCATCGTGCCTTATTGGAAACACGACACGACTGTCCTTGACATCATACATAAGACCTAATTCCTGTGCGTCAAGACCATAGAGTTCACTTGCCCACTCCAATACAGCCCACGGCGGGGTGACAATATACTCAGGTAAGTCAAATTGCACAGTCTTATCCTCACTCTCGTAACCAAGAAGCACCGTTTTGATGTCATCAATAGACATGCTAACTTGTTTTGCACCCTTGACATTGCAGGACGCACGGAAACAATTCCATTTTAGTGTACCCATTTCGTTACTGACAGTGAATGTGCGTTGCCCACAAGATGGGCATTCAGTGCGAACTGTCGTTCCAACTGCTACGTCCATATCACTTATAATGTTATATATATTATTCATGTATATACACTTTCTTTGCGGCATTTGTAATGCTTGTACCACGCTTGTTTCGTTCAGTCAATGCATATTCTGCACTTGCCAGTGTATTTTTCATGTATGGCTTTACTGACTGTGGATTAGCATGTCCCGTTACCGACATGATTTGTGCAATACCGACACCAGCCTCAACCATCTCTGTAGTGCCTGTACGACGGAGGTCAGCTATTCGTAACTCTTCAGGAAGCCCAGCAAGGCCCATAACCTCTCTGGCGTACCTTGATAGCCTTTGCATAGTGAAAGGGCTGTATACGGCGTTCCTAGGGCGAGGATAGGGTGCTACATATTCTTGGAACCCAAAGTCCTCCTTCTGCTGCTCTAACATAGATGCCATAGCGTCACTAATAGGTAGATGAACTGTGGCACCCCGTTTGGACTGTTCCAAATTTAGAACGCAATTGTCCAAATCAACACAATCAAACTTTAGTGTACGCATATCGCCTATACGCTGACACCATTCATACGCCATCTGTGCAATCAAACCGACACTGCGATATTTATAATCAGAGTAGGCTGCATCCAGAAACGCAGTAATCTGTTCCTGTGTCCACACAACCTTACGCGGCTTGACCGTCTTACGCTTGAATGTACCAAACGGATTCATATTTGTATGACCCATTTCCATGCCAAAAGAATACAGCTTACGAGCCACTGCACAAATGTGATTAGCCATATAAACACCCCGGTCTAGCCATTCTTCATAGGCCATACGTGCTTGTGGCCCTGTGAGACTTTTTGACGCATACTCTTGAATCTGCTTGTCGTCCACTTTTGTGGTGAGCAGCACGTTCATAAAGTATTTATAATCTACTTTAGATTTGTCAGATAAGGTATTGTAATCATTAGATATAAAGTATTTATCTGACATATCTTTGACTGTCATTGTTGGCATGATTTTACTCCTTTCCATGTGTCGGCCATCCCCCCATGACCGTAGATAAAAAAATAGGAGAGCAGCCGAAGCCACTCTCCATGTTACATTATGCCGCAGCAGCTTCCATGCGCTTGAATGCTGGGTCATCAATCCAACGTGCAACGTCATGCTCACGCTTGTACATATTTTCAGCATCGTTGTCATTAGCTGTATTGCGAAGCTGGAATCCGTTGCGTTCATCTGCATAGGTTGCGTAGTTTGTGAACGCACTGTACAAGGCCCAGAGATTGCGGCCACGGGTGTTGGCTTCCTGACTGTACAGGCTGAACATCTTTTCGGCCATGCGGTCAGATTTTGTGATGGACTCAAGAATAGTCTTGACATCGAACTGACCAATGTCTGTTTCAGCCCAACGCTGGAACTTTTTTGTGTCCTGTTCAAAGTCATCTTTGTGGTCATGCAACTTGTCACCAAAGGTGGTCAGGTCAAAGCCGCTGGTATTCTTACGGCGCACTTTGTCATGCTGGCCAATGATGATGCCGTTGGTGCAGAAAAAGTCGATTGCACCAAAGAACACAAGATTAGAGCAGGAACCATCTACGCCATGCAGAGCGATGAATCGCCGTGCAACCTTACTGGAATGCTTAGACGTTGTGACATCAGCCGATACATTGGGCAGGTTGATATCCATCTTTGCCCATGCGTTGTTGCGGCAGGATGACCAGTTAACCTTGGCATCAAGCAATTCATACTGTGACAGGTTTTTCATCATAACTTCCTGCACCTTGGTGAAAAACTTAGTATGTGATGTACAGGTAAAACCGTTACCTACGATGCCCAGATATTCATCTGTGCTACCATTGACGACATATTTTTTGCCATCAAACTTAGTGTCCTCATACTGAACGTCAAAATCCAGATTCTCTGGAATCTCAGCAATAAGGTTATCTGTAAAATCGAGGGGCATAATGTTTCTCCTTTCACTTGCCAACTGATACTTAGTTATATGGCTATTTAAAACAATAAGTCAATAGCCAATATTACGAATAGCATGGTAAATCCAATGATAATATCCATGTGCTATTCTCTAATTCTCATTTTCATCTGCCAGCACCCAGTCTGCGTAGTGCATACGATGACCGTCCTCATCATCTTTGGGTACGAACTTGAGGATGCGGTGCAGGTCACAATATAGGCTCTCCAACTTGCCTACATCAGACATCCAGATGTCCTGACAATCCCAAATAGTCTGCAGGATAGTCTTCAAGTCATTGTGTGCCTTCAGTAAAGCTAGTCTGTCGTCATGTGCAATGTTCATGTCAATCTCCTAATCACAAGATGTCTGTCGGGTAATCACGGCTACCCAACACTGCCGTTCTTCATCATACTTGACTGGACGGACCAGCCTCGTTCCATATCCAAAGGGATGCCACCCCTTGAAGTATAAGTCAACCTGTTTTTGCAGACCAAGTTCTGTCTCGTCTGTCAGTTCCGCTCGTATGTTTTTCATCACATAAACCTTTCCATTACTCCAACGACAACATGATAGCCCATCCAAGCAAAGGAACCAAGCACTGTGGCAAACAATGCCATCTCAATGCCGTCATGCGTGAGGTAGTAGTATTTTACTCTGTGCCATAGCTTACTCATGCTCACCTCCATTGCCTCTGCCAAGCCCACCGAAATACTGTGGCTTACGCTTGGCTGTTTCAAACACACCAGCCGTGATGAAGATACCAGCAATCAGCAGGGCATGAGCAAGCGCACTAATGCCAAACACCATGATGCTGCCCATCCACATGCTGAATATGATACACCACATCCATGCCAGCACCTGCATTACCATGTGCCGTGTGTTCATGTCGGGTATGTGAGACAGCGGGTTGTACCGCCAATCCATAATAATATTCCACGTATTACGAATCATACCAGCATCTCCAATGTTCCGTCATCGTGAATGTAGGCACTATGCATGCGAACAGCATACTCGTTGTCAAGTTCTTTCGCCCATTCGTCGGCTTCCCACATGGCCTGTTTCCTGTCACGGCCAGTGAACATGACATCCCATAATTCGTTGCGTTTTACTACTACAAAATAGACTGTCATGTTTTTTTCTCCCGCAGCTTGTCTAACTTGATATATACCATACGGCTTTCCTCACGTACACGCCGCTGCCCACGCCGTTCTTTGTGCCACTCACGATTCCGTTTTGTGTCGCGTGACATTTTTTTCCGTGTTGCGGTCATAACTACCCTTTCCCTTTTTTGGTTTCACTACCTTTGTCGCTGCCCTGCGTCTGTGATGCGCGATGGCTTTAGCGACAGGGTTAACATATAATCTGCGCGTCACCATCTGTCAACACCTTCCCTGTACTAGTAACGATAAGCAGTTTAGCCACATGCTTAGGTGGTTCTTGTTGTGTTGCGGCGACATTGCCGCTTGCCAGTTTTCTCGTGAAGGCGCACTGACCCTTACCTACCTGCGTCTTAATTTTATAGTCGTCACAGGCTTGACCGCGTTTATACTCGCTCGACTATACAGACAGGAGGGTGGCGGGTGTTACCTTCAATATGCGCGGCAACTCTTATTCAACCTTTCACCACCGGACATGTCAGCCCACACCTAGGTGCCTATGCTGCCTGTCTTTGTTGTAACCCCTATATAATCTCTGCCCCCCAATAATACAACCCCCAAAACAAATTTTTTTCCTACCCC